GGTTCCAGCGGCGGGACGGTGTTGCGGGCCGCGTCGATCTCCACGTTCGCCGACACGGCCTTGAGGAACAGCGCCGTGGCCCCGTCCGGGCCCAGCACGTCGGGCATGTCGCCGAACCGGTCGGCGCGGATCTGCGCCCCGGGGATGTGCAGCTGCCCATCGATGGTGAGGATGTCGGCGGGGCTGTCGGCGACCGGATCGGAGTCGACACGGACCAGCGTGAACGGCGGGACGTCGGGCAGGCGGAAGACGCTACGCGCCACGGGGAACCTCCTCCTGCCAGAACTCGGTGGCACCCGGAGTGCGGGTGATGTCGCTGAGCGAGCCGTCCTGCCCGGCGATCCAGGGCGTCACGGCGTACCGGACCAGCTGCGCCCGGCCCAGCGCCACATCCACGTGGGTACGGTGGGTGCGTAGCTGCGCGGCCACCGCGCGGGGAAACCGGGCGAGGTAGGCGTGACTGCGGTAGAGCCGGCAGGGGCGCACAATGCCCGGGGCGACGAGGACCGGGCTGATCACGTGCTGGCCGCCCAGGTGCAGGATCTCCCAGTCCGGCGGGGGCGTAAGGGCGGTCAGCACGGCGGCGAAGTCGTCACTGAACACGCAGTCGTCCTCCAGGACCAGCAGCGGCGCGCTGCCGGCCTGGTCCAGGGCGCGGATGTGGGAGTCCCAGCAGCCGCGCGCCCCGGACGGGAACGGCATCCAGTGCGGATCCAGGCAGCGCTGCGCGCGATCGTCGGTGGCCGGCAGGATCCGCAGCCGGACCCGGTCACCCAGCCCCGTCGCGGCCCACCGGTTCTCAAACGCCGCGCGCCGGTCCTCACGGCGGGCAAGGTTGATGACCACGGCCGCCGCGATGTTCACCACCCGAGCAGCCCCGCGCGGCGGCAGGCTTCCACGATGTCCTGCCGGTTCATCGCGGTGGTCACCGCAACGTGGTGGCGGGCGGCGAACTGTTCCCACGCCGGGCGGCTGGAGCCCGGCCCGTGGGTCGGAGGCACAGCCCCCAGGTTTGTCGTATCCGGCGGCGCGGGCAGGTCCGGCCCGCTGGGAGCGGGCAGGCGCGGGGAATCCTGTACGGGGTCCGGCGCCGGCTCTTCACCGGGCGGTGCGTCGGGAACGTCGGTCCACACGTGGTCACCGACCACGAGTTGCGCCCAGCCCGGGACGGGGTCCCCCGGGCCGAACGCGTGCATCGTGTCCTGTGCGTCGGCGACGTGCGTAAAACAGGTGAATACGCGCGTCGAGGTCATGTCAGGCGATCCGGGCGACCATGATCAGGTTGGGGTTGACCAGCACCGGCAAGGCGATCCCAGCGGCTTTGGTCCAGAGCGCGACCGGATCCCACGTCGTATAGTTGCCCGCCACGATGCCCGGCTCATCCCCCGACAGCCCGTAGGAGGGCTCGGAAGATTCCACAGTGGTCCCCCACAGCACCCGGCCCAGCTGCTGCGCCGAGGCGCCCTTGGGCAGGAAGATCACCACGTTGTCGGGGATGACGCGGGTATCGACACCCGCGACCCGCACCTTCGCGTCGTAGAACTGGAACTCGGGCAGGTCGTAATCGCCCACCACCCCGTTCACGTCGGAGTTACGGACCATTGCGGCCGTGGACCCTTGCGGAAACACCAGGTTCTTGATCTGGGCGTTCTGCATCAGCAGGTACATGTTCTTCTTGGCCGTCAGGGCGATGCCGGGCGCGTCGCCATTGACGTCCACATACGCCTGCTGCCAGGTGAGAGTGTCCTGAATCGGCTTCGAGTTGGCGGTGTCGGTCCACAGGATCGGCGCGGTAACCGCGTTCCCGGGGTTGCGGCCGAAGTCCACCGAGGCAGCAACGCCGTTCTCGGCGATGGTGACCTTACCGTTGAGCAGCGCGTCGCCCCGGGCCAGTTCAATGCGGGCGGCCAGGGCGCGGACCATCCGCTCAGTGTCGGAGTAGATCAGCGACTGCACTTCACCGGTGAGGTTGCGCTGCTTGAGCCGGTCGTACTCCCCCAGCCGGATCTTGCGGGACAGCGGCGGGAGTTCCCCGGCGGTGCGGGTGATCCCTGGCCGGGACCCCAGCGGCGCCTCCGCGTCGTAGCTGCGGTAGGTGGCGGCCTCAATCAGGCCCTCACCGCCGCGCGTGAAGCGGTAATCCAGGTCGTTGATGGTCTGCGACGGCAGGAACCGGGAGAGGGTGAACTGGTTGATTTCCAGGTCGGCCAGCGCGGTCCGCGCGTACCCGGTCAGTTCGGCCGGGTCGGCGTAATCGGTATACAGGTACATCAGTCAGTCCTCCTCTCTCAGACGAACCACAAGCGGCCGGCGACGGCCGATTGGCCGGCGGCGTCGACGGGGATGGGCAGTTTCGCCAGGACGATCCGGCCGTGGTCGAGCAGCGCCCCGGAAACATCCACCGATTCCGCGCCGTAATGCACCGGCACCGAGTCCAGCAGGAAACCCACCAGGGTGCCTGCGCCGTTGGCGCCGCCGGAGGTGTAGGCGGTGTACTTGCCCTGGTTGGCGCCGGCGGTGTACTGCGCCAGGGGCGTGCCGGAGGGGATGAACCCGTTCGGGTAGTGCGTGGCCTTGGTCAGGCTGGCGGTCACGATGGTGACGGAACGCGCGTTCGTGGTTCCGTGCTCGGACCCCAGCCACGTCTGATCAGCTTGCAGAAACGTCTGCGAGCGCTGCGTGAGCTGCATCTGGACTCCCGTTAGAACAACGGAGGCGCTTGGCCGTCCCGATGCCGTGCTTCGTAGGCCGCGCGGCCGGCTTCCAGGCCACGGCGAGGAGCACCCTCGCGTGACCCTTGGCCGAATCCGCCCAACCGTGCCGCCGGCGTCGTGGTAGGCGCGATTCCGTCGATGAATTGGTTGATCTTGGTGGTGTCGACGTCCCCGGCGGCGGTGAGAAAGTTCGCGGTGTTCACCCCGCCGAGCAGCGCCGTCAGCGCGCCGTCGTCCAGGCGCCCGGCGGCCGTGGCCCGCAAATGGGCCTCCACCAATTTGGCGCCGAACTCCTGCCGCGCTCGGGCGTAGGCGGAGGCTTCCGCCTCGCCGCGTGCCGTGTCCAGGGCCTTCTGCGCCTCGCTCTTGGATTCCTCCAAGAACGTGTCCCAGTTCTGCGCGCGCTGCTTGAGGTCGTCGTAGTCGGCGTACTTGGCGCGTTCGCGGTCGAGCCGCTCCCGCACGATCCGGTCCACGTCGTCCTGATTGAACGTGCCCTGCGCCGGGGTGTTGGTCTGCCCCTGCGGCTGCGGTGTACTGGGTTGCTGCTGCCCCTGCTGCTGTCCCTGCCGATGCTGCCCGTCCGCAGACGTGGTGTTGGATGCGCTTTGACCGGTTGCCTGATCAATATCCATGTGGATTCCCCCGTTTTACGCCCGTCGGCGCGTGCCCCTGGTGTTGTTAGGCGGGCAAGTCTTTACCGGAGGTCGCGTCTTTCCTGACCTGTTTGATCCCCCGGAACCTGTTGCCCTCATACGTCAGCACTGGCCCCAGTTCGCCATGCTGCCGGATCGAGAACCGCGTCTCTTTCAGCTTGCGGGACGCGGTGGAACCTGCCGCCGCGTACAGGGCGTTCAGGTCGTCTTGGTTGAGCCGGTAACCGATGTCGCGGGCCGGATCGGTGACTGGCACCGTCTCGCACTTACACCGGAAATGTATCGGCTGAAGGTCTTTCTTCGAGTACACCCGGTCACTGGCCGCGATGCACAACCCGCAGGAAACCCCGGAGGCATTGCGCTCGGGGTGGATCACCCGCCGGTAGTACTGGATTTTGCGTTTGGAATTCATGAATTGAAAGGTCTGCGCGCGCACCGCGAGGATGATGTCCATTTCCGCGATGTCTTCGGCGCGTTCCTCGGCCAGCCGCTGCGCGGTCGCCTCCGGCTCGCTGCGCTCCGGGTTGTCAGTGAGGTAGCGGTAATAGTCCGCGACCCGCCCGTACACCGATTCCAGCGGGACGCCCCGCAGCTCCTCCACATTCGCCTGGCGGCTCGGTGCGGCGGTGGTGCCGTCGATGAGGGTGAGCAGCTGCGCCTGATAGGCATTGGTGACCGAGGCGATCTGGCGTTGCCGCGCGGCGCTGATCCTGGCGTTGTCGCGGGCGTAACGGGTGACCGCGTCGAAGTCCTTCCAGTCCGGTCCGCGCATCAGCCGGGCACGTGCCCGCGCGGCGGCCTTGGCCGCCGTGGTGACCTGTTCGCGCGCCGATGCCTGCGCCTGCACCAGGGTGCGCGCCCGCGCCGTGAGTTCCTCATCAGTGAGCCGCCGCCGGGGAGTGCGGGCCATCGGCGTTCTAGAAGATCAGCCGGCCATCGCGGGCCAGGACCGCCAGCGCGCACACCGCCACCAGCGCCAGGATCGCCCACAACAGCGCGCGGTTGGTCACGTCGTCTGCCCGATCAGGGGCTGCCCGGCCTGGGCGCGCTGGGCGTTGAGCTGGAGCTTGGCCGGCATGTTCCCGACAGGGACCTTGGTGCCGGCCTTGGCGGCGTTCACAGCGGCCTGGCCCTTCACCGCTGAATCGGGTGAAGAGCCGGCGGACCCAGCGGATTGGGCCGCCTGTTCCGGCGGGGTCGTGATGGCGGTCGTCTGCGCCAGTAGGTGCGCCTGAAAAAGCTGGTCATCGGCTCGCTCCGCCTGCATCTGGTCGACCCGGTCCGGGGAGAAGCCAAGTACGTCGATCATGATCGTGCGCCACGGCACCCCCGCACTCTGGGCCTGCACGGCAGCGGCGTACCGCTCAGCCATCGAGTAGCGCTCCGCGCTGGCCCAAATGATCGTGATCATGTCCAGGTCGGCGCGCTGGATATCACCCAGCCACAGGAAACAGTCGGCGATCACATCCGACCACTGCGGTTCGCAGCGGGCCTGCCGGTCCTCCACCTTGAACACCAGGCCCTCGCGGGCCAGCGCCGCGCCTTCCGCGCTCTGATTGACCCCGGCCGGGGTCAGATAGTGCATGGGGGTGCGGGTGACGCTGGCCAGGTTCTCGATGTCGGACTTACACGCGGCGAGGACCGGCCCCAGGTCGACGGCGCCGGACTCCCAGAACTCCACCCCGTCGGGCACCTGCCAGATCACGCCCGGGTCGACGGCGAACACGTCGGAATAGTCGACCGGGTTGCCCTGCTCATCGACGTCGGGCAGGTTCTTGATCGCGCGCTGCTTCATTGCCTGGTACGCACTGATGGTCATGCGCTGCAAAATCTCGTGGTTGATCCGGCGCAGCAGATCCAGGTGCGGCTCGAACTCCGCAACCCCGTCCTCGTTGTCGAACCGGTGGACCGGCAACATCGCCGGGTCGGGCAAGGTCACGGTGCGCTCGGTGTCCCAGTCGAACAGATTCGGCGCGAACACCACATCCGGGCCGGCCGGGCTGCGGAACGGCCGGTAGGCGTCGTTGGGGTAATCCCGCCGGGCCACCCACAGCTTGCCCGGCAGCCACAGGTACGCGAAGTCAGCGCCTTCCACGTCGTCGTGGTAGATCTTCAGCGCCGCGAGCACCTTCCGGGGCTGCGCCGGGTCGTGCTCGGTGATGATCTGCCGAGGGTCCTCGGACGTGACCACCGGGACCTTCGAGAGCGGATCGGGCGGGCCGACGATCACGTAGGTGGACCCGAACCGGAACATGGCCCGGTGTACCTCGGCCTGGGTGACCGGCAGCCCGGAGCGCTGCCAGATCCGCCACGCCTCCCGGTCCCCGGTCACGTCGTCGTCGGCAGACGTGCGGATCCCCACCGGCGTCAGACGCTCACGCAGCGCCTCCACGATCAGTTTCGCAAAGTTGGTGCGCGCGAACGGCCGGAAAGACTCGGTAGCTTCCCGCTGGACCTGGTTCATGCCCAGCAACGGCGGCTCACCCCGGTACCAGGCGTCCAGGGCGTTGAGGCGCTTCAGCCGCTCCGGATCGGCCAGCCGGCCATACAACCGGGCCAGCCACCAGCCCGGCGACTGGGGCTGGCTCGTGTCGATCGGCACTGGTTCACCCCGGTTCCTCTAGCGTGCTGGGCATGCTCGGGCTGACGCGGAAAGTGGGACAGGGTGTTGTCATCGACGGCGACATCCGGGTAGTGGTGCTGGACATCGAGTCCGGCGGCACCGTGCGGCTGGGTTTCGAGGCCCCGCCGGAAGTCGAAATCTGGCGTGACGAGCTGGAGAAAGAGATTTACGGACCGCCCGGCCCCGACCGCAGCGCGTAGGGTTTGGGTTCCTTACCGACCTTCCACGCCTTGGCGTGGCCGGCCTGCACCAGCTGCGTGTTGACGCTCTGCCCGCCCACCCACACCCCGGCGTCGAACCGCCCCCCGTACTTGTCGGTGTGCAACGAATCCACCACAACCGGCGTCCCGGCCGGCAGCAGCGCGGACAGGAACGCCTTCGCGGCCTGCCCAGCGGGCGTGTCGTGCTCGGGAGCGTCGATACCGGCCAGCCGGCAGGAGAGCCGCGCCCACATGCGGAAGCCCAGGTCGACATCCAGGGCGACGGTGTCCCCGTCAATGACTTCCCGCACGATGGCCGCGCGGGTGTAGGAGACCTCCGGTGCGGCCATGCGGGCTCCCTTTATGATCAGGCCCGACGGCGCGGGTAACCCAGGACCCCGCCCCGGTCCACCTAACGAATCCGCTTCGGTGCGTACCGCCGGGCTTCGGCCTGCCCGTAGCCCTGCGAAATGGCATCCAGTCGCGCCCGCCACGCCAGCGTCGCAGCGATGGCACCGTCAATCTTGTGCGGGGACTCCGGGAATTCCTTGGCGATCTGCACACCGGACCGGCCCAGCCGGCGGCGGGCGTTGAGGATGTGACGGGTCAGCGCCCCAGAGCCGTCGTGAGTCATTTCCCGGTCGACCACGGCGGAGTGAAACTCCTCCAGCGCCCGGACCATCTGCGCGGCCCGCCCGCCGGTGATCCACCATTCACACGGGTGAGCGGCGGTCACCTTGACTTTGAGCTGGCCGAGGAACTCCGCCTCCCACTGGGACACGAACCCTTCCCAGCGGGCCGGGTCGGCGTAGAGGGCGATCACCTTCCAGCGCTTGAACGCGGTGCGCACGGCCGCGTCCACGGCGCCGGTGGGTACCTCCCAGTCGCGCCCCGCCGGGCCGGACGGCTCTTCCCACATGCCGACCTCGAAGACGTGGCCGTCGCTGACCCGGCAGCCGATCAGCGCCGTTGCGTCAGTAGTGGAATGCACGCGCTTACGGGAGCCGTCGAAACCCAGAACGATCACGTCCCGGTCGGCGACGACCTTGGCCGGGTCCGCGCACGCGGCCCATTCCGGCTGCGAGAGCCAGGAGTCGGAAGCGGCGGTGATCTGGTTGAGGTAGAACTGCCGCGCGGTCTCCGGCGGCGTGGAGGGGTCCCAGATCTCGGCCATGATCCGGTCCAGGTCGACCCAGCCGCCATTGTCGGTCGCCGCGTCGCCGTAAGCGATAGCCAGGCCCCGGCGCAGTGACTCCGGGTCCTCCAGGTCGGTGTCAGCGGGAGCCTCGCGGTGATCCCACAACAGGCCCGATTCCCGGACCCGGCCTTCCCGGATCTGCTGGGCGTACTCGGCCGAGCTTTCGGCGACCGAATCCAGGCCCGGCACGTAGGCGTTCGGCGCCTCGATGCTGCTGCCGCCGGTCTTACCGAGGTTGCGGCGCAGCGTCTGAGCCAGCCGCACCCCACCATTGGCCGGCTTCCACTCCTCGGTCTGGTCGCACACGCAGAAGACCGGGCGGTTGCCCTCACGGGAAGTCGCCGCCGAGGTCACGGCCTCGATCCGCCCGTACGGGAGGTTCACGAACGACTGCATCGGCTCCAGCCCGGGATAGTTGTCCATTACCGGGCCGTTGCGCAACATGTCGAGCAGCGGCGAATACGCGTTCGCTGTCTGATCTTCCGAGACCGCAGCGATTTGCACCCATGGCGTGCGGAGAGAAGCCCAGGGCCGTCCGACCGGCTCCCCGGCGGCGTCCCAGCCGTCGGGAACAACGGGAGCAAGGGCTTCAGCGGCGGCGATCCCACCAAGAAAGGGGGACTTCCCCGACCCCTTGGGGCGGCTGAACACGGCGCGTCGGTACAGGCGCTTACCTGTCGCCGGAGAGACCGCGTAGAAGCTGTAGAGGAAAGCGGCCTGGTCCCGGCTGGGGTAGAACGGCTCGTATTCCGTCCGATCCGGCGCGGCCAGGTTGTCAATCATCCACGCGAGGATCATCGGGCCCAGCGTGGGAACCTCACCGGGGTAGCGGGGTCCGCGCCAGGGCATCAGAACGGTTCGAGAGCGAGCGTGAACGCACCGTCAGGCATCACGTAGGGACGCTGCCCGGCCGGGGCGCGGTCATCCACGTACACCCACACGCCCTCGTCTAGCACGTTGTCGTGCGTGGGGCCGGCGACCACGATCTGACCGTCGTCATTCCTGCGGGCCGATCCGGCGAACGCGCCGAGGATGAATGTGGCGGACTCCTCGGTGCCGTCCCATTGCGCGGCCGTGTAGGTCGGGCGGCGGTCGATGTACCTCGCCGGCGTCACTGCTCGGTCCCGGTCGGGTTGATCACGTGGATGTCGGCGTAACGCTGCTCCCGGGCGCGGCGCGCTTCCTCGGCCTCGGAGACCTTGAAGCCGCGCTCGGCGTCCTCGCGCCAGGACATCCGCAACCGCAGCCGGTCCATCGGCGTGGCCCCGAACTGCGCTTCCCGCAACCGCAGCTCGGCGGCGAACTTCACCTCAAAGCCCCGATGAAACTGTTCGGCGATGAACGCCGTCGACAACAGCGAACGCCAATCGGAGCGAGAGAAGATCTTCGCCTGCGGGGACAGGCACCAGTCGTTCCACCAGTCTTGCGTCAGCGGCGACCACGCGAATTCGTGGAGGTCCCCGTCCTTGTCGATCCAGGTCGTGGGCAGCTCAGGCCGCTCACCAGGCTCGAATTCCAGCTCCACGCGGGCGAATGCCTCTTTGTTGTTGCGGGCGCGGCGGTGCTTGTCCTTAGGCGCCGGACCGAAAGCCATGGTTTCCCCCCGTGATTCCGGGATGGCGCTCCCGTGGGCGTTTCTCGCTGCCCCGACGGGTTCGCTGGCTGGCGAGGGTCTTCTGGGTGTGGTGGGTGTTACACAACCACTGGAGATTGCTCAGCCGGTGGTCGTAGGGATTGTCAATGTGGTCGGCCTCGTTGCCCGGCCGGCCGCACGCAGGGAACTGGCACATCCCATTGGCCTGGGCAGCGACCTGCCGGCGGATCTGGGGCCAGTCACGGGGAAGCGTGGCCCGGCGGGTCGAGCCCTGCCAGGCCGTGGGGCCGAAGTGCGGCACCTTACTTTCCCTTGGCCTTCTTCACCGCCAATTCAGCCGGCGCGTGTCCGGCGGGCGCCCCCGTGGCCTCTTCGTGCAGGTTCTGGCACAAACCATGGAGCATCTGCGGTGGTACGTATCTGCCCAGCTCTTTGAGGCACCGGTCGTAATCGCCCGGGACGCCCCAGCGGATCTTTAGCGCGCCTTCGCCGTGCGCCCAGTACTGCTTTAGGCGCTGGGTGTTCTGGACGTCTTTGGGGCTGTTTTGCATGCGCGTCACTCCCGCTAGCCGACTGGATACGCCGGATAGGTCCGTGGCCATGGCCGTATGGGCAGTTTGCGCCACTGTGGGGGATTCAACCCCATAACAGGCTTCTCGGCAAACAGGCCGCGTGTTCCGAACGGGCGTTCGATCCCCGACTCGTACGCACGGGCAGCGCCA